AATATGAGTACAAGAGAAAAAGCAAACAAAGGCAAAGTTTTAAACTATGTGCAAGAGCAATGGGAAAATGCAAAACAAATGAGTATGTTTAAATTTTTGCGTAAAGAAGTTAATATTGGTGATAACGGAACTCAAAAATACATGGTTAAACAAGGTAAGAATAAGGGTAAGATTCTTTAATTTTTAAGATTGCTATGTGGTTTTAGTTTTTTGACTTTTTCTTTAAGGTCCTCAACTTCTACTCCTTCTAATATTGGAGAATATTCACTTAAAACAGTTTTTAATCTCGTCTCTAGTTCCTCTGCTGAGAGATCATCTAACTTACCTGTTCTAATAATTTTCTGTTCGATGTATAGACCGGCAGCTTTTCCTCTAGCAACTTCTGCATTGATTGCAGCCGAATGAGCTCCTCTTTTTGTTGCGTTATCTCTAAGTTTACCGAGCTCTGTTATATGTCTTTCAAAAGTCACCTCGTATTTTTTTTGATATTCTTCTCTTAACTCACCTATGTATTTAACTACAAGAGGATATTTTTTTGGTGATTTAAGTTCACTAGCAGATATTCTAGCACGTTCTGGATTATAACCAGCTTCTATGGCACATTCTGTACCTGTTTTTCTTCCTTCATTAGATACTACAAGCTCTGCGAACTTCATTTGCATCTCTGTTAATCTTTTTGGTACACCCATAATATGTGGCCATCAAAGACTTTTGTTTCTAAGTGGCCATATTTGACAATTAAGGTAATATTAAGTAAAAGTCAACGTATGATAAGTGGAAAAATACTAGCCCAGGTTTTAGATAAAATCTGTAAATCACCTATTGGTCAAAATGCAAGAGTGCAAATTAGATTACCCCGTGGAGAATTTCATTCACCTGACGGTTTTTTTGATGTTAAAGAAATTAATGTTATGGAGAATAATATTTTAGGTCAAAGAGAAACACATAGAATTGTGTTAGAGCTTAACACAGGAGTAGTTCAAATGGGTAAACCTATTAAGAAACTTTAAGCTAAGGGATTTCCAGGTTTTAAGCTAAGGGATTTCCAGGTTTTAAGCTAAGGGATTTTCAGATTGCAGCTAAAATTAATAACCCCAAATCACTACATGCAAAGTAATTTGGGGTCATTTTAAAATCAGTTGTAATATTCTAGTTAGAACCTATTACAAGTTTTAATGTATTTTGGTAAGCCCATCTTCCTAAAATTCGGCAAAAACTAATATAACGTCTTATAAATTTTGCTCGGGCTTTATGGTCACAATATCTCCTATGTTCATACTTATATATTAACCGCCTTTATTTTTTTTTAAACCAAATTAACTATTATTTTTTTAAACTTTTCTTTGGTCTACCTACTTTAATTTCAGCCCACTCTGTAGGGTAGCCATTGTCCCTACACCAATTTTTGTGAGTCTTGTTGATGTCCGATTGCCATTTAGTTAATGGCTTATTTTTAATTATAGGGTTTATTATCATTTTTTATAACTGTTTATTTTTATTTCATCCTTCCAAAAAGAAACTAACTCATTCTCTGCTATATCTTTTTTTAACTGTTCTATTTGTTGCTCGTCTTTTGTTTTTTCTTCTTGTTCTTTTGTCACTGTTTTTGCATATTCTTTTACTACTTGTTGTAACTTTTTTTCTTCTTGTGTCATTACTTACCCCTTTTTATTTGATTATACATTAAAGATTAAAGACCCTTGATTAGGTTCATAAGTACAATTTTTGTATAGAAACCTTTTTAAAACATAGTTTACTTCACAACCATGTGAACATAGATGAATTTTTAAACTGTTTATTTTTTTATAATGTTCAGTTTTATTTTTACAGTGTCTACACTTTTTTTCTTGCATTATTTACCCCTTTTTCTGTTACGGTTTTTACGTTCATTTAAAAAATTAACAACATTACTCGCTAACTCTACTTGTCTTAACGGTTTGGCTCTTACAGAACTTATAGTTTGTAAATCACCAAAACTTGTACTGCTAGTTAATTTCTTACTAATATTATTTAAATGCTTAGTAAAAAAACCTAATGCAGTAAATTTATCTTTTGCTTTCATTATTCAACACCTCCAAGCCAAACCATAGCCCAAAAACCTAGAATTAAAATTATAACTATTGTTTCTAATATAATCATATTATTTTTTTCCTTTCTGTTTGTTTAATAACCTAGCCAATTTTTAACCTCTTTAATTGTATAGATATGTTTGTTGCCTACATCTTCTATAAAATCTTTAAGTTCACTGTAATTCTTATGTCCGTGATCTTTCAAGATCTTAATTGTTATTTCCTTGCTTATTGTTTCCACTTGTTTCTCTCTTTTAATTCCCAAAGTTTTCTATCGTAGTGTCTTTCCATCATTATCGCCACGATAAATAGCACAAAGCCACTTAATAAGAATGTTACACCTATATAGAGCAAAGTATTATACATCTTGTCTCCTTTCTTTTTTTATGAATTGATTAATTTCTTCATCATTTAAACCTAATTTTTTTAAGATAGGCTTATAATCAATTTCACTTCCAACAAGGTTGAAATCAACCTCTTGCATATCCTCTATGTCAAAAGTAATTCCTCCTTGATCTAAAGTATCAGAAAAAAGCAAAGTATTATTTTCTATTTTATATAATACAGTATTTCCTCTGTCTTCCCATAAAACCAATTTACTTAGTTCTTTATTTTTTGGTGTTATCATTTTATCCTCTTTCTGTTTGTGTTTCTGACCTCGTCAGTGTTGTAGTTAACAACAGACACCCTAAAAAGGGTGTTTCGGCCTATTTAATTGGTGGATCGTCTGATGTCCTCTCCATTTGATCGTGATAATCTTTTTCATTTTGAGATAAAATATTTCTTGTATAGGTTTCCGATTGCTCTTCAAAAAATGTTTTAATTTCTTTGTTAAGATCAGAAATTTTCTTACGACCATCTAACAATGCAAAAATTAAACTATCTCTATTACCAACCTCTTCTTCCATATATTCGGTAATTTGTTTAAATGTATAATCTAATTTTTTACCATATTGCTTAATGTGTTCTTTATTTTTCATTATATTTTCTCCTTTTTTTCATATTTTACTATGCTTTCCAAAGTTTCAATAACTTGTTTTTTAGAAACTTTATCTCTTTGGTAATCCCCAACTAGGTCTTCTAAGTCTTCAAGTAATGAAGTTATTGTTTTTGGTTCCATTCGTTCTTTGTAATAATCTTTGTTTAAAAGATTATTAAAGTTTCTAGTCAACTCTTTCATTTTATTTATGTCGCTCATTGTTTCTCCTTTTATTTTTTTTGCTTTCATAATTAAATCTAACATATCATGTAGGACAATCAAGCAAACATTTAATTAATTTAGTTTATTTTTAATTAAATAAAGCTTTAAAAATGTGTTGTATTATTGCAACACTACCTGGAACTGTTGCATTTATATCACACAACTGATACCTTAAATTTTGCAATGAAAAAGAATTATAAAGAGAAAGATTTCTACAGATATTTGAAAGATAATTTAAAAGGTATTTCTCTTGTTCGTATTGAAAACACTGCATTACTTGGAACTCCTGATATTTTTGCAATAAACTCTAATAATAATTGGTTTCCAATAGAGTTGAAAGTAATCAAAGGTAATTCAAAGCCTAGATTTTCACCCCATCAAATAGCCTTCTTTTATAGGTTTCCAAAGAATACATTCATTATGATTTTAAAGAACATAAATCAAAACTTAAAAATCACAACCTCTCGCCACTCGTCAAAAGTTTGTGAGGTCTTGCTTTATGGTGGCGATCAGATTCAATCCCTAGTTGCACGTGGCTCGAAGCTAGAACCTTTAGCAATTGGACTCGCAGATTGTTTGAAAGTATTCGAACAAGTCTAAGTCTCCTATAAAATCATTTAGTTATTAATATTCTTAGAGCTTTAGATCCTCGCTGCTTGCCTGGTATTCTAGCAGCTCGCATCTAGTTTGGAGTGACGAGTGGCAAGTTAGGATTGCCACAACTAATAGAGGTACCAGTGCCATGCCAAAATAGTTATTACCCTTATTAACCATTTATCTTTTTTACCCCTATATTTTTTATTGTTGTTACTATTGTCGGATTTGTACGCTTAAAGGCTCCAAAATCATTATTGATTTATAAAATAATAAGTAGTACAACGATTATCGTTAAAAACAGAAGTTCAAAAAAATTCTGCAAAAAATTTTTCAAAATGGAAATTGATTTAGAAAAAATAAAGAAACTACCTGCTGATGTCCGTAAAGACTTCATGAGGATGTACTTACAGTTAGAAGAGAAAAAGAAAGAAGATAAGATAAGAAGTGATTTTTTAAGCTTTGTAAAACACATATGGCCTGATTTCATAGAAGGCTATCACCATAAAATTATTGCACAAAAATTTAACGACATGGCTAACGGCAAGATTAAAAGACTTATTGTTAATATGCCACCAAGACACACTAAGTCTGAGTTTGCGTCATCACTATTACCGGCATGGATGATAGGTCGTACTCCCAAGCTAAAGATAATTCAAACAACCCACACAGGAGAACTTGCTGTAAGGTTTGGTCGTAAGGCTAAGAACCTGATT